GCAATTACTACAGGTACTTCAACAACGCTAACAAACGGCGATGGTCCTCAAACTCAAGCAAACAACGAAGCTAGACAAAATCAATTAATTCTTACAGGAACAGTTTCTACTACACATACTTTACAATTTCCAGCTACACAAAAAACTTACGGTATTTACAATAACATTTCTGGTGGTGCAGATATTTCTGCTAGACTAGGCGCTTCAGGAAACACTGTTACTATTACAAATGGTAAATACAGAATGGTGGCTACTGATGGTACTAACTGGTATGATATTTTTTCATTAGCTGGTTTAGGTGAAGCTTGGCAAATTAAAACCAGTAACTATACAGCATCAGATGGGGATAATCTTTTTGCTGATACATCTGGCGGCGCATTCACAATTACTTTACCTGCTTCTCCTTCACTTGGAAATCAAGTAAAAATCATTGACGCAGAAGGAACTTTTGGTACAAACAATTTAACAGTAGGTCGTAACTCTCAGAAGATACAAGGATCAGCTGCAGATTTAACAATAAGCACTAACGGTGCGGGCATTGCTCTCGTTTATGTAAACGCAGACAATGGATGGAGGTTGAAATATAACGACTAATGGCTAACTTACAAGATATAGTAAACAGAAGTGAAGTAGGCGCAATCAAGCCTTGGACAAAAACTACAGCTCCAGCAGGTTATTTATTATGTGATGGTTCAGCTGTATCAAGATCAACATATGCAGAATTATTTGCTGTAGTTTCTACAACTTATGGTTCTGGTGATGGTTCAACAACATTTAACGTTCCTCAGTTACAAGGTAAAATGCCACAAGGTTATGATGGTAATACATATAACTTAGCTGGTACTGGCGGTGCAAACACAGTTACAGTTTCTGTAACTAACAACCAAGCTGCAACAAACGCTACAAACCAATCGGTAACTGTAACAGGAAGTATTGATAATACATCTTTAACAACTGCACAAATCGCAAGTCACCAACACACAATGGCAAAAAACCCTCAAGGTCCTTCGTCAGGTGGAGAGGGAAAAGGTATAATGCAAAATGTTAGAAATTCTCCTCGAAACTCTCAATCTGGGTATGAAGCTCAAATGACTAACACCACACCTTATATGGAAAATGCGGGTTCAGGCACAGGTCACAATCATTCTCATACTTTATCAGGAACATTAACTGGTAATATTACAACAAGTTTAACTGGATCTGTCACAGCAGCGGGAACAAATTCATTCTCACCTTTTGTGGTGGTTAACTATATTATAAAGCATTAGGAGATATTGATGGCAACACAGATAGTAATATTCAACGCAGATCAGATTTTAATTGATGATAATTATTCTATTAATTGGGCAGACAAAGGAAAAAATTGGCAAGATGCTTGGTGTCCTAACACTATTCATGTGGTAATTTGGAATAATTTACCAGGACAAAATGAAATTCAAAGTAAAGATCCCGCTACTGGTAATATGACAGGTAATACTAATTTAAATGCTACAAGTGATGCTGTTGGATCAACAACCATAGCTGATTTACTTACTTGGGCAGAAATTAGAAAGCTTCAAATAGAAGAAGCTAAGTTAGATTTTACAGCGGCAGTAGAAGATGATGAAACCAATGGTACAACAAACGCTGTTGGTAAAACTTGGATTAATTACGATCCTAATTATTCGTAATCATTTTTCTTCTTCAATTTCTTTATAAGGACCATTTAAATCAACATAGTGGATAAATAATTGATGATGCCAATATTCTTTTGGTTGATTAAAAATAGGTCTCCAATGAGATATTTCACATCCTTTGTAAATAACACCATCTCCTGATTCAATTACAACTGGAGTATCCTCCATACACAAAGGCCACTTATAATTTTTATCCTTATAAAAATATTTTAAGGTTATTGATGCACTTATTTCACAGGCAGGTCTGTCCGTATGTTTTGTAAGCTCAGCGCCACCAAGATAAATTCTATTATAAGAATATATTGGTTTTAATTTTAAATTTGTTTCTTTCTCCATAATAGGTAAAAGATAATGAGTTACGTGTTTAAAGATATCAGAGTCTCGTGAATGGTAAGCAGATGAAAGAGGAACATCAGTATCTCCCACACCAAAATTTTTTAAACTCCAAGTAGTTAAAAACTCAATCATATCAGATGACATCATGTTCTTTACGTATTTATATTTTTTTGTTTCTAGATCGGTCATATATTTTATTGTATCCACGTGACAATAGAATGTCTATCGCCGTTTTTTACAGGTAGAACTGCATGCGGAAAACAAAAATTACTTGGAAACACAACTGCTGATGCTTTTTTCTTTTTAACAATAAAATTATTTCCGTGTATTTTTTTATCAAAAAAACAAAAATTACCTCCATCGTAATCGTCATTTAAAATAAAAGATATACTTAAAACTCTTTGATATACATCCATGTAATCTACATGAATTTTATATTCGCCTGACTGTGATCCTTTATATAATAAATGATTATAGCCTGTATCTTCCGTGCTTAAACCAGTGCTAAAATAAGGAACTTTTTCTCTGTATTTAATTAAAACGTTGCCTACTGCTTTAAAAAGATATTCTTCATATTTTTTATTAAGAGGTTTATCATAACATTTTCTATAATCATTAACATTGATATCTCCTGAAGTTTTTGATGAATGAAAAGTTTCATTCTTTGAGTTTTTAATTATTTCATCGCAAATAACAGGATCTAAAATATTTTCAAAACATTGAATGTAGTTAAGAATGTTCATTTAAATTTTTTCTTTGACCAAAACATTTGTTTATATTTGTCAACCCATTCACTACTTAATATGTTCAAAGTTTTTCCATGTCGTTTTTCCATGTAAAAACCTGACCACATTTTCCAAGATTCTCTTTTAAAAGGAATAACTTGTACCATAGGTTCTCCTTTCTTTATTAAAAATTGTTTGTCTCTTTTTTTTAAAATAAAGGGAAAATTGATTGTGTTTATATAATTATCCGTGTCTACAACACCTTCAATAATCTTCCATCTTTCTTCTAATCTATTCATTGGATGTATAAACAGACAACTACAACCAGGAGGAGTTTTAATTAACCATTTGTTAATAAATTTCCCTGCTGCTTCTCCTGTAGTTTTATGCCACTCTTTTGGTAATTGCGCTTTATTGTGATATCCAAAATCACCTTGCTCTTTATTAGCGGGAGTTATAGTAAAATCGTTGTCAACAGGATTAACAAGATAATCTTGATCAAAAGGTATTATATAACCTGCTGTCATAGAATCTAAAAAAGGTATACATGTTTTAACTGTTGGCGAAAAAAAGTTTTTATTTTCAAATCTTTCAAGTTTCTTATATTCATCGGGAATAAATCTTGACGCTGGTTTTGGATGTGGCCAAATATCAAGCATGTCTTTATTTATAGCGCAAAAAGTAATTTTTTTATTTAACATTATCACCCAACCTTTGTATAAAATTAAAAGACATGGATCTTCTAAGTTCTCCTTTTATTTTTGTTTTAAAAGGCATAACACAATGTTGATGCCTGGCTTCAAATATATAAAAATGTCCTACTTCAGGTTCCATCCATGTCATGTTTGTACCATTAACGTCTGTAAAACCTAATTGTCCATCTCTAAATTTATGTGGATCTTTTACGTCATTAATAAATTCTGGTACTTTTAAAAACATGACACTAGACCATCCAGTGTTATTGTGATGAGTGTGAGGAGGATTGTATTCACCTTCCGTCATATCGTTTATCCAACAACTTAAAATTTCTAAATCTTTACTTCCTTTAAATAAATTTACTTTTTCTAATGTTTCAATATAATCATTCATGCAATCAACTATATGTTTAGCTATTATTGTTTTACTAATATGATGTGTAAATTCTAATTCAGAATCTAACCTGCCTGCTAATCTTGGACCAAAAGATTTTAATTCCTTTCTATGAGCTTCATACTTATTGTTTAAATCATCAATAGCTTTTAAAGGCATATTGTATCTTTTAACGACTCTTCCAAATACGTTTGTTTGTGCTTTCATTCTTTTTTCTGCTCCTTTCATAACATAAATTTCCTGTCAAGAAAACAATTATAAAAAGATTGCTTGATATATTCTGTACACATGTTTAAATTAGATCTCACCCAAAAATTATAAATC